TCCGACCCCAGATAAAAGTGATGCGGCATCAACTTTATTCTTCCCGGTTAACAAAACAAGGCAACACCATGAAAACATACGCAAACGGCCAAATCGCATGGGATTCCGAAACCGAGGCGCAGCTTGTCGAACTCTGGAGCCGGGAGGAACTGTCGTCAGCGGACATCGCAGTCGAGCTAGGCCGCACAGCCGCAGCCGTCAAAACTAGGGCGACCGTCCTCCGAGGTCGCGGTTTCGTGATGCGGGATAAGCAGCCAATGCCGGAGATAGATTGCCTGCCCAAATTTGCGTTGCCGGACGGGGTTCAGTTTGAAGATAATCCCGCCGCGGTTGCGGCGTGGGAAGCGTCAACGCCCAGGTTTTACCCACTCCCGTTCCGCGGCAGCGGGTACAGCTCCACATCAGGACTGATCGGCGGCGGACGGATCAACAAACGATGATTAATCATCGGCTATTTGCGTCTAGCGTCGGAATTTGATAGCGTTGCGGCTAGTCAGTGAGATTGGAGCGTGATTTGGCTGATTTAGTTATCAAAACCAAGAAAAAAGGCTTTCCTGGCGGTGCCGGCCCCGGTCGGCCCAAGGGGCTTGGGAACAAATCAACAGGCCGCGCCCGCGAAGCTATCGCCCGTTTCGTCGACGGCAACGCCGAGCGGCTTGAGGGTTGGCTTGACCAAATTGCGGAGCAAGACGGCCCGATGGCCGCGTTCAAGTGTTTTGCCGATGTGTTGGAGTACCACGTGCCAAAACTGGCCAGAACTGAGTTGACCGGCGCAGATCAGGGTCCGGTGGAGCTGGTGGTGCGATGGCGATCACCCGAGAAATAGAGCTAGATTACGAGCCGCGACCGGCGTTCCTGCAGTTTCACGCCAGGACGCAACGGTGGGCCTGCCTCGTCGCCCATCGGCGGGCCGGCAAGACCGTGTCCGCAATTAACGATACGATTCGGGCTGCGATTACCAGCGTCGAGCATAACCCGTTGTTCGGGTACGTCGCCCCGTTTCGATCCCAGGCCAAGGCGGTTGCCTGGGGTTACCTAAAACAGTACGCCCAACCGATCACGGCCTCCACCAACGAGAGCGAGTTGAGCGTCACGCTGGTCAATGGCGCCAAGATCGCGCTCTACGGTGCCGACAATGCCGACGCGATGCGCGGCCTTGGGTTCTCCGGCGTGTACATGGACGAATACGGTGATTTCAGGCCGAGCGTGTGGGGCAACGTGATTCGCCCCGCGCTGTCGGATCACCAGGGCTGGGCCGTGTTTGCCGGGACGCCCAAAGGCAAAAATCAGTTTTGGCAGATTAGTGCAATGGCGGAACGCTCGCCAGATTGGTTCATGTTGCGTCTACCGGCCTCGACCTCGGGCCTTTTGCCAGAGAGCGAGCTGTCCGCCGTAAAGGCGCAACTCACGCAAGACCAGTACGATCAGGAATACGAGTGCAGTTTCGAGGCCGCAATCCTGGGGTCGTACTTCGGAACGGAAATGCGCGAGGCGATGGAGCAGGGCCGCATCTGCGAGGTCGCATACGACGACGCTTCGCCTGTTTATACCGCTTGGGATTTGGGTTTCCGCGATGACACGGCGATCTGGTGGTATCAGGTCGTGCGGGGCGAGGTGCATGTGCTGGATTATTACGCGGTCAGTGGCGCCAGCATCAGCGATCTTGTGGCCGTCATTCAGAGCAAGCCATACGTTTGCCGGCGACACTATCTGCCGCACGACGCACGGGCGAAGACACTCGCAAGCGGCGGCAAGAGCATCGTTGAACAGTTGGCCGTGCCGCTTGGCATCAATAACCTAGCCATTGTCCCAAGCCTGTCGGTGCAAGACGGCATTCAGGCCGTCCGTCTCATGCTGTCGCGAACATGGTTTGACGCTGATATGTGCCGCGATGGCATCGAGGCGCTGCGCCAGTACCAGCGAGAGTACGACGAGGACAAGAAAGTCTTTCGGCAAAGCCCGCGTCACGACTGGACCAGTCACCCTGCGGACGCCTTTCGGATGATGGCAATTGCTTGGGCGGCGGAACCGCGCAATAATGAAACAATAACGGTTCCCCGTACCTTGATCGTCGGGCCGGGGAACGAGGCCACCCTGAACGACATGTGGGCGAGCCATACATCCACAAGGAGCGCACGAATATGAGCGGCATCCAGACACCTTACGCATACCAGTACGAAACGGTCGCGGCCTCCGCGACGGCCCAGGTGTTGGGCGGGACTGGCGCTACAGGTGACTACGTCCACCGGCTGATCATCAGCAACGTAACGGTTGCGACGGCATCCGTGACCCTGATCGACGGCAGCACCAGCATCGTGCTTCAGACTGGCGCTGCGACCCTTGTGACGGGCGTGGCTAGCATCGAGGTCAACGCCCGGTCGTCTACCGGCCCGTGGAAGATCACGACTGGCGCTGGCGCGACGGTCGTCGCTGTCGGCATCTTCTCGGCGTAGTGTCGAACATGACCGCCGCGTGGACCCGCAAAGAGGGCAAGAATCCAAAGGGCGGTCTGAACGCAAAGGGCCGTGCTAGCTATAAGGCCGAGACTGGCGGGACGCTCAAGGCTCCGGTCAAGGCTGGCGACAATCCACGCCGTGCTAGTTTCTTGGCTCGCATGGGCGGTATGCCGGGTCCGATGGCCGAGAACGGCAAGCCGACTCGTCTTGCTTTGGCTTTGCGTGCTTGGGGTGCTTCGAGCAAAGAGGATGCGCGCGCGAAGGCCAGCGCCATATCCGCACGAAACAAGTCGTAGAGGGATGTGAACATGGATCGCGCCAATCTTTCCGCCGACCCGCAAAGGCTGGCGTCCGCGTTGAGCTATTTGCAGCAGCAAGGCTCTCCCATGATGCAGGAAGGGATGCCGCAGGGTCAGCACATGATGCCTGACGGGCAACCAATGCCTGACGACATGATGCCTCCTCAACAGATGATGCCTGATCAGATGATGCCTCCCCCACAAGCAGCCGACATGGGTCGCCGCGGCGATACGACTGTCGGTCATCTGACGCCCGGTGAGGTTGTCGTGCCGGTGGATTTGCAGACGCCGCAATTGATGGCTGCTCTGATGGAGGCACTTGGCCCTGACTTTGGTCGCTATCAGGTCGGCGGCCCGGACGACTCAATCAACCCGCAAACGGGCATGCCTGAGTTTGGCTATGACGACGGCGGCTATGGGTCTGAGAACGAGGGCACTGGAGGCTTCGGCGGATACAGCGGCGACGGCGGCGGCGACAGGGCCAGCGGAGCCAACACGGGCGGGTTTGGTTCTGCTGGTGGCGATTATGGGCCGAGCGAGGGGGGTAGTTGGGGGCCGAGTAATCCTGACGCCCAAGGCAATTCTCAGTATGGCAGCAACGTATTTGGCATGACTCCGACCGGCGTTGGCATGGACTACGGCTCGGAGTTTGGCACGACGCCATATGAGCGGTCCATATATGGCAACGACTACGGTCTTCCAGGCTCTAAGTACATGGGCGGAGGGTCTCTCTCTTATAATCCCGCTACACGGGAAATGGCCTATAATTCCGGGTTCGGCGCTCCAAAAGAATCTCTCGGTGGTATGAATTTCATGGGTTTTGGTATTGGCGAGAGGACCAACCCATTCACTAATCAGACACAGTACACAGGTACTTTCAATCCTGTGTCTCTTGTCGGCGGTCTGCTTGGCGGAGCGATAAATCCAATAGGCGGTATGGCGGCTGGGTATCTTGGCGGAAAAATGACTGATACGAGATTTGGCAATTTTGCACCCCCTTCGCCTTTTTTAGAAAACGACGAGCAACGTCGCCCACCTCATCCATCGGCCCCTCGAAAAGGGCTGCAGCAGGATATCGAAGAGGCCCTTAAATCGCTCACCACAGGTGGCGGTGCCTACTGATGGCCGAAGCATCCTCGAAACGGTTGGCAGAGATGTTTGACCTCACTAAAATATTAGGAAATCGGTGATGGCTGACACATCCGAGACCGGGGTTGCGAAGTGGCTGACATGCATCAGCCGCTACGACAACGAGTTCAAGAAGTGGGAATCCCGCACCACCAAGATCATCAAGCGTTACCGCGACGACACGCGCAGCGCGTCTGGAAATCAGGCCGCGAAGTTCAACATCCTGTGGTCAAACATCCAGACGCTGATCCCTGCGGTGTACGCCAAGCTGCCTAAAGCTGATGTATCGCGCCGGTTCGGCGACAACGACCAGATCGGGCGTGTAGCGGCTCTTTTGATTGAGCGGGCGGTCGACTACGAAATCGAGCATTACCCTGATTTCCGCGCCACCATGAGGCACGCCGTTGAAGACCGATTCCTTGGCGGTCGAGGTGTTGCTTGGGTACGGTACGAGCCTCATGTCCGCGCACAATCGC